TTACTACATTCGTACTGTACGGGGAGATAACAAAGACCCTCTGACTCAGTTTATGAATGATCAAGGTGTTCCTAATGAGCCTTGCGTTATGAAGCCAGACACTACTACAGTGTTCAGCTTCCCTGTGAAGTCACCTCAAGGTGCTGTAGTAAGGGATGACGTATCAGCTATGGAACAACTAAAGACTTGGTTGGTATACCAGAGGAATTGGTGTGAGCATAAACCATCTATCACCGTCTCAGTAAAGGACGACGAATGGTTGGAAGTCGGAGCCTTTGTATACAAACACTTCGATGAGATGTCTGGTGTATCGTTCCTTCCGTATGACGGTGGCTCCTACCAACAAGCTCCATATCAGGAGTGCGCTGCTACCGACTATCATATCTTATTGGATAAGATGCCTGACTCTATTGATTGGTCTAAACTATCTGATTACGAAGAGGAGGACAACACATCAGGTATGCAGACTATGGCTTGTTCAGGTGATAGTTGTGAGATTGTGGACTTAACATAAGCCACAAACAGTAGACTTTACTTGACAACAACAATCTACTGTGTTATACTTACGGGGAGGCTTCGGTCTCCCCTTTCTATTTAACAGGAGAGCTTAATGAACGATGAAGTAAACAACCCTAAACATTATGGGAATGGTTCTATAGAGTGTATTGACTACCTGCGTGACAATATGTCTAGTGAAGCCTTCTTAGGATACCTAGAAGGTAACATTAAGAAATACCTACATCGACATAAATATAAAGGTAAATTAGTACAAGACCTAGAAAAGGCACAATGGTATTTAGCGGAACTGATTAAAGAGCAAAAGGAATTACTTAATGAAAAGACTAGCATTAACGGTAAGCGTCTTACTTGGACTAACCTTACAGGCACCGATAGCAAGCGCGGGAGTGGTTATCCATAAGCCAGAGACTAAAACTCTACACTACTCAGGTGATGTAGTAAGAGGTGACTCAAAGAAGTTACAGAAGGCCTTAAAGGACCACCCGGACACAAAGCGTATTACCTTAAGTTCTAGGGGTGGTGACGCTATAGAGGGCTTTAGGTTAGGTTACACAATCAAAGATAAAGGCCTTACAGTAGAAGTTCCTAAAGGTACTCTATGCTTGTCAGCGTGTGCGATAGCATTCATGGCGGGTGACACTAAGATCATAAACGGAGTGTTAGGTTTTCATGTGGCTTGGTTAGACAAGAAGCTAGAGTCTAATGAGGCACTAAAGAATGGTCAACTACTTGGCTCGATCACTGGTATCTACTTCTATAATACAGGTTACATTGCTCAACTACAATACCTGATAGGTGCTTTGACTAACAAGGAGACGTTCCTACTCATGTATTCAGAAGAAGACTTGGCAATGTTTGAGATTAGAGAAGGTGTAGACTTCTCAGAAATACTAGAGATACCTGAAGAGTGGTTCTTAGATCGTATTGCTGGACCTGTTCGTATGCACTTCCTAAGTAAAACTATAGAAAAAGGAGGTTAATATGTGGAAGTTCTTCAAAACAAAAGACTGGTTTCTTTGGTCTTGGGGCGGTTCTCTTATTATAATCAGTATGTTATATCTACAAGTTAAAGTAGATGTAGCTATCAATAGCTGGTTTGGTTCGTTCTACGATATGATCCAGACAGCCTTATCTTCACCTAACTCTATTACTATGACGCAATACTGGGGAGGGCTGGCCTCCTTCGGTAAACTAGCGGCACTATGGGTTACGTTAGGTTTGCTAGGTACTTTCTTCACGTCACACTTCCTGTTCAGGTGGCGCACATCTATGGTTGACTACTACCACAACTTCTACAGCAAAGTGAGCCACATAGAAGGAGCTAGTCAACGTGTACAAGAAGATACAATACGCTTCAGCCGCATCGTAGAGTCATTAGGTGTATCTCTTATAGAAGCCTTCATGGTTCTATTCGAGTTCTTCCCTATACTACTTATACTAGGTGCTGGCCTTCCCATCATGTTCTTCGGTGATTGGTCATATGGCTTAGCTACTGGAGCCTTGCTTTGGGCTGTACTTGGTACTATAATCTTGGTGGTGACTGGCTACTTACTACGTCTAGTAGGTATTGAGTATGACATACAGAAGCGGGAAGCAGCCTACCGTAAGGTACTAGTACACTACGAGGATGGTAGGATTGTACGACCAAAGGAACTATCGGAGTTATTCGATTATGTACGCTCTATACACTTCAAAAGCTACATACAATACCTGAAGTTCAATGTAGTACGTATGGCTTACTTACAGGCTAATGTACTAACAGCCTACATATTCCTAGCACCAGCGATAGTGGGAGGTACAATAACACTAGGAGTAATGCAACAGATCGTAAGGGCCTTTGGTAGGGTCGAGGGTTCAATGCAGTTCATACTTAAAGCATGGCCCCAAGTGATCAGTCTACTGTCCGTGTACAAACGTCTAAGAGAGTTTGAAAAGGAGATAGATAAATGAGCGATACAAAGTACACCACCAACTACTGCGTTATAATGAACAAGCATAGCGCATACGAAGCCAACATGAACTACATCAAGAAGAACTTAGATGGTGATCATATGGTTAAACACGCTGATAGCTACGGTTACATAGCGTACCTAATGATTCAACTAGCAGACGCATCCAGCGAACTTAGAAAAACAATACAAAAGGACACTTCACAATGAAAACTTCAGACAAAGGTATTTGCGCACTAATTCAACACGAAGGTATCGTACCCGGTCCTTACAAGGACTCTGTAGGTGTCTGGACATACGGTATCGGACATACAGCCGCAGCAGGTGCTCCTGACCCTTCCAGTATGGATCGAGGTACACCAGCAACACTAGACGATGAGTTGATGTTTATCTTCGATATATTCAGGGATGACCTAAAGAAGTATGAGGCTGACGTAAGTAAGGCTTTTAAGTCAAGCCTATCACAACACCAGTTCGATGCAGCCGTTAGCTTCCATTACAACACGGGTTCTATCGCAACAGCTACTTGGGTTAAGACCTTTAATGGAGGTAATCCAGACAAGGCAGCAGATCAGATAATGAACTGGTCTAAGCCAGACGAGATAATACCTCGACGTAAAGCAGAGCAAACACTGTTCCGTGACGGTATCTACTCTGACGGTACAATTACCGTATGGGGAGTCTCAGACAAAGGTAAAGTAAAGTGGACCCCAATGCGAACCCTGTCTAATCAAGAAGCACTGGGATTAATGGATTGATAATGGTTAAATCAGTAAAAGCAAACAAAACAGAATCAGTGAAGGAGGAGGCAATTAAAGCTCCGGGGGTGTATCTGAGGGAGGCAGGTACACTCTGGGTAAACGACAAGTTTGATAAGGACACAATCTTTCCTGTAGTCGCATCTATTCAAGAGTACAACTTGATGGATAAAGCACACAAGCCTAAGTCTATCAATCTTTACATCAACAGTCCCGGTGGAGCAGTCCACTGGGCCTTCCCTCTAATCAACGCTATCAACATGTCCAGTATCCCTGTGACTACTATTGCAGACGGTCTAGCGGCTTCCTGTGGTTGTCTACTACTAATGTCAGGTGATAAACGGGTTGCTATGTCCAACTCCTCTATCATGTCACATCAGTACGCTTGGGGATCACAAGGTAAAGAACACGAACTCTTTGCTAAGATTAAGGAGTTTGAGTTTGCTACACAACGTATGCTAGATCACTACATCAAGTGTACAGGTAAGACAGAAGCTTATATACGTAAGCATCTACTCTGTCAGAGTGACGTATGGCTATCCCCTGCTGAAGCTAAGAAACATAAGATAGTAGATGAAGTCTGGGACGCTACTTAGTACTTGACAAATACCTACTAGTATGGTATACTGACTCTAATAAGAAACAATAGAGGGGTAACAATGGCAGAAGGAAACACTAAGAAGACTACACTTAAACGAAGAAAGCCTCCTGCCAAGTCTAAGCTTGAACAAGAGGCTGAAGCATTTAAGCGTAATAAGAGTACTAGGGTTGAGGAACCTACGTTGTCTCTCTCCCAACTAAGGAACCAGATGGCAGCATCAGCGTTAGCAGGTCTACTATCTAACCCTAGTCACAACAGAGCGGAAGAACTCATAGAGCAAGCATATAAGTATGCAGACTTAATGCTCAAAGATAACAAGTAGCAAACTATTAGACCCCCTTCCGAAAGGTTGGGGGTCTTTTCTTATTTGTAGGTTAGTATTCCTGTATTTTATTGAAGTTCTTAGCCATGTGGATGATTATACGCAGCATTTCTTCACCACCCTCTTCATCCAACAAGTCTCTAGGGTCTGTTACGTCATAACCTAGAAATTTAAGAGTCCTACTTAACTGTTTCTTAGGTAACTCTTTATACTGTCTGTACAGATCATTAGGTCCACCAGACAGCCTTATAATCTGGTCCACTGAAGCTTTAGACTCTCTAAGCATCTGATTAACTACAGCCTCCCGACCACTAAGACTTCTATCAAAGAATCCGGGATTCTCCATTAGATAAGCCTCGGCCTTATTCTCAAGGATAGGTGCTACAAGTTTACCCATATAGTTCTTTAGCGCCTTGTCATTTCCAAACTTAAAAGCTTTCCATGTAGGCTTGTTAATCGAGGCTAACATACGTTGTGCAGAGGAAGCTCCTTGGGAACCCCTTACACCTAACATTACCTTACCCATGTCAGTACGGTGTGCATATGGGTTAGTAGGGTCTACTGCTCTAGGTGATTCTTCAGCGCCAAGACCCATCATCTCAAACAACTCGTCAGAATACATCGTAGCCTTCTTAGTAAACTTCCAATCTGTCCAACTGTCACCTTGTACAGAACGATCTGGTTCATCAAAGTCGCCTGTAGCCAACTTTATACCTTGGTTTAGATGATCTACTGGACGTGTGAAGCCACTAACGATACGTGAGGTTGCATTAAAACCTGCGTTAAGCATAGTCCTACCAGCAGAACTTAAGTCCTCAGAGAATGCCGCTGAGAGGATACCTTTTACAACATCATAACCACCCGATAAGTCCTTGGTGGTCTGCGTACCTAGAATCTCTGCGGCCTCTATTAGGAAGTCAGTAGGAGCCTCTCCATCTTTTCTAAGGTAAGCTATAAGAGTAGCCATTATGTGAAGAGGTGCAGCAGGGAAATCGTAAGTGATGTCTAGTATAGAGCCATCTTCCCTACGTATATGTTTCCAAGGTAGACCATTCTCCAAGTTCTCCACCTTAGAATCTGCCAATAAGAAAGCACCTCCAACACCTACAGCACCTTTTGATAACAGCGTAAGACCCTTCTCTGACTGTAATCCTGATTGAAATTGGTCTGATATGTTAGGGTTTATAATCTTCTTACCCTCATGTATAGACCTACTTAGACCCCACCTTAAGAAGTTGAAACCTGTATGGTCACCTATTAATGCTAGAGAGGTGTTGAAGAACTTACCAAAGGGTAGTGCATAACCTAGACCGCTGTTAGATGATGTCCATTCAACACCCCTAGCTAAGCCTAATAGCGTCTCGCTACCATAAAGTGAAGATTCAGATTTGCCCCTCCAACTCTTAGAACCTGTTTCACGAAGTGTACGATCTAGGGCGTTAGCCTCCACATTCATACGAAACCTCTTAGAGTGCATCTCTATATAACCTAGAACAGGGTCTTCCATGAAGTCTCGGAATGACTTACCATACTCCCTCATTATGAACATCTCCATGTTGGTATGATAAGACAACATCTTGGTTAGTTCATCCTGTACTTTAACACCAGTGGCAGTCTGAATAGTGTCCCTAAACTTCTCTAGGTTCTGGTTAGTCCTATTCTTGGGGTCCAGATTGAAACGCTTCAGGGTTTCCTCTCCAGCAGCAACACCAGAGTCACCTCCTAAATCCCTAGACAGTTCTTTAAGAATGTCTGGTCGGTACTCGAAGTACTGAGTAGCTGACTCTATAGTATCTCCCGGCTGTAGAAATGACCAACCCCTTCTCAGTGAACCTAGGATACTTCCTCGACCCTCTTGTATAAGCCTACTATTTACTTCTTCACTACCTAACCTCGATACCTTACCTAGGGTGCCTATGCTTAACTCTAATGTACCCTGTATTACGTCTGATAGGTTGTTTAGAGCCTGTACGCCAGCCCAACCTTTTACGTTTAGACCTGTTGTACCTAAGTGGGCTGTTAGAATTGACTTGTACATAGACAAGACGTACTCCCCAGTCTTCTTTTCATCCTTTAACTTGGGGTCTTCCATCAAATCGTCAATAATACTTCCTACCGTACCATCCTTCTTGAATGATTTATTTAGGATGTCCTGTACGTGTTTAGAGTCCCATAGACGAGAGCCTACCTCATGCTGCCTTATCTTCCAGAATGCAGCTAGTTCTTCTGGAGTTTTGATGTCAGTAATAGTCTTTGGGGCCTTAGAGCCAGCAGCCCTAGTATACTCCTTTATAACCTTCTGTACTGTAGCCTTCGGCATCTGAGCAATGACATCACCTATGAAGTTGGTAATATTGTCGTCATCGTCCCTCTTTACATATACTAAACCATTCTCGGCAGCAGACTTAACAAAACCACCCTTATCGTTGTCAGCGGAACCGAACAAGAAGGCACGTATGAAATTACCCTCCTCCTCTGACATAGACAACCTAGGATGTTTCTCTTTACCTTTAGCTACGGCAGTAGACCACCTGTCGAAGTCAGCTTTGGAACTAAAGGAGCCAAAGGTAGCACCTACATCAGCATTAATCTTTTCCCACTTTATACGACCATACAGAGCCTTGTTTATGTCTTCCTTAGTCATACCTTTAAGTTCTTCACTCATCTTCAAGGCGTTCTTAAAGGCCTTAGGGGCCTTATCACTCTTAGCAAGCATTGTAAGCGCCTTAGAGCCTTCTACGATAGCTGGTAAGGCTATTGAGCCAAAACCTACTAAAGCGGTCTGTACGGGCTTGTATTCTTCCTGCGCACCAGTATCTATAAGTTGATTCTGATAGAGTACATCAGCTACAACAGCGGCACCCATATCAACAGCATTATAGGATAATATATCTTTAGCCTTTAACTTGACGCTTTGACGCAACACCTCCCCACTTACTTTATTTTGGGCTTCTTTAGCTGCTACCTCTGAACCACCTGTTTTGATAACGTCCCAGTAAGCCTTAGTTGAAAGTGAACGTAGTCTGTTGGCTGCAATCTTAGTTTTTGACTTATTCCCGATTAGCTTACCGACACTTAGGGACATAAGTGTAGTTGGATCCCATACAGCAGCCTTGGCGTAGTCACCTATACCATCAAACATCTCAGACCAACTATCTTGTCCCCAGATACTCTTGTGCTTCTCAAACATAATGTACTGAGCGCCAAGTAGACCCTTCTCACTCTCGCTAAGAGTGGTGTTAAATGCTACTTCGTTTAGTGTAGTTACACTCTGACCACCAGCAAAAGATCGCTGCCAGTTCTGCCACATCTCGTATACTTCTTCATCACTCATATTAGACTGATAGGAAGCACCAGCACCTCCAGCAACGAAGTTAGAAGCTTTCTGCGCTAGGTTACGTGAACCAAACCGTAGCTCTAAACCTTGACGAGCTAAAAGCATTAGGTCAGGATTGGCAAGCATGTCAGACTTCTCTAGGGACTGATCCTCTATATCTATTAGAGCGGTACCTTGGTAAGGCCTTGGTTTTATCACTTCAGGTTTAACACCAGTAGACATCTGAATAGGGTTAGTGTTAGGAGTTACCTCTTCACCTTGGTCTATCGTATCTTGTACTTCGTAAGAAGAAGGTCCGACCCTATCCTTAAACGCTTGCTGGATAGTAGTATTGAGTTGTGAACTTAAGTCAGGTGCTTCATTTCCTTTGGAAAAGTCATCCATTGTTTTTAATACTCGTATTACTATTGTTTTTCGATAGGTACTTGCCGAAGACTCTTTTGGCCGTTTTCTTCCAGTATATAGTAGTCATGTGCGTTAAGGTTTCCTGACCTTATTGCTTCCGCTAACCCCTCCAATGAAGAATATGTCCTATCCTTTATCTTCCTGTCCCAAAGAGAACCCCACTTATAATTAAGTGCGCCGGGGTTATTATAGAATTTACTTAGAAGTAGGTTAGGGTCTGCTAATTCGTATGCCTCTAAACTTATCTTATCTCTTTCAGTAACAGCACTTACTTCCATGTGAGCTTTAGACAAAGCAGCCCTGTAAGCTTCAATAGTTTCGTAACCTTTATCCTCTGCCATACGTTGCTGTTTAGCCGGGTTACTTTCATTATTAGCACGTTCTAGTTCCTTACTTAATGAAGCAGCTTTCATTTTAAAAGACAGCACAATACCATCAGAAACAGAATCTAATATACCCTCAACGTCTATCTTTTCAGGAACCGTATCACTATTAAAATAGGTAACATCCCATCTCTCAGGTACTGTACCAAGCTCACTAAGTACATCACGGCGACTAAGGCCTGTAGAGCCTACTTGGGCATCTAAGTCTATACCGAACATACTCATAGCATCTAAGTTAGGTTTTCCCTCTTCTACCTTAGTAGCGATTGACTGTTCTAGAAAATCATCAATCGTCATTTGTGCAAATTGTGGACTGTCCTTTGTAGCTGCCTTATACTTCTCCCAAGCAGCAACCCCTTCTGCTAGTACAGTTGGACCATACTGAGCAAAGGTTTCTAACACATCAGGACTAGCGCCTTCCTTATACATAACTTTAAGAGAGTGTTCTGATGTAGTGTCCGAAGCATTAGAGGACTTAGATACTTTACCACCTACTCTAGAGACAAGAGACCCTGTACTAAGCTTCGAAGCAAGGTCCATCATTGTATTAAATTCAGCTAACTCAGAACTCTTAGCTGCCCTTGCATCTGCTATCTTGTCTCGACCCAACTGATAAGAATGCATCTTCTCACGCCATGCCTGGTCTTCGTCTCTAGATTCTTCACGTTCCTTCTTGGCTAAACCAGCCTCCATGCCTTTAGCCATACCACCCCAGAAACTCATTACATATCTCCTTCTAGTCGGGCCATACGGGACATAAGACCTTTAC